AAGATTAGACGATCAAGAAGAAGACTTACAACAGCTAAACAACACGGTACTTACAAACACTCAATCAGTAAAAGTAGGGGAGCGTTTAGTTTGGCTTGTGTTAGCTACCGTTGCTTCAGGACTTGGATACTTACTAAGGTAAATAAATATGGCTACTATTAAATTTAAAAGAGGTTCTGGTGTTCCTTCTGGATTAGCAGCCGGTGAGCCTGCAATGGACACAGCTACAGGCCGTGTTTATATTTCTAAGGATGGTTCTGATGTTGTTGAAGTAGGATCTTCTTCTTTAGACAGTAGTGTTTCAAATAATCTTACTGTTGGTAACGATGCTACTGTTTCAAATAATCTTTCTGTAGGATTAGACCTTACGGTTACAGACGATGCTACTGTTGGAGATAACCTGACAGTAGGAGGTAATGTAAGTGCTACTGGTAATGTTACAGGTAGTAATCTAAATGTTAGTAACTGGGACACTGCTTACACTAACAGACCTACTAATCTTTCTTTTAGTACCTCAAACGGCATACTTACTTTACAAAAAGGCACTGGTACTGAAACTGTTGATTTAGACGGTCGTTTTCTACAAGTTGATAGCGGACTATTTGTTCCTGTTTTTTCAGATGAAAGCGGCAACACAGCTTCTTACTCTACTCAGTATGGGGCTTACACTAAAATATTTATAGGCACTAACCCATCAGATTTTCAGCAGAAATGGTTTATGATATCTGTAAGTAGTATAAATACTTCTGGTTTAGTCAGTACTGACAAATTAGTTATTGATTTAACTTCTGTTTTAGCCATCGACGTGCCTGTGTCTGCTGAAAACGTAATAGTTACTGAACAAGGAGGTTTGGTTCACAACTCTGGACAAGATAGAGGCGCTATGATCCACGGTTATCCAGAGAATAATAACCAGTTTAACACTAAAATAGTTCTGCGTGTTACAGACAGAGACAGTCAATCGTTCCTTACAATTGGTGATATAACTAGCGGCTCAAACAAGTTAGTCATGAATGGTTGGATTCTTTAATATGTGGCAGGCGCTCATATCACCTATTACTACTTTGCTTGGGCAAGTACTTAAGAACAAAGCTGAAGAAAAGAGTGCTATACATGAGGCTAAACTAGAGGTCATAAAGAACACGGCCTCTTGGGAACAACTCATGGCGAGTGCCAGTGCTACTTCTTGGAAGGACGAGTGGTTTACGTTGTTGCTCAGTGCGCCTATTGTGGCGCTTATGTGGGGTATAGGGATGAATGATTTAGAAGTACTAGACCGCATTGGTCTTGCCTTTGAAGAACTCAACAGGCTACCTGATTGGTATCAGTACTTGTTATTCATGGCTGTATCTGCATCCTTTGGTATACGTGGCGCTGACAAGCTGCTTGCGTTAAAGGGGAAGAAATAATGGCCCAAGAGCTAGACATCTTTCAAAGCACGATAGATTCAAATGATTCTTTTGATAGTCTTAATAGTACATTAACGCCTAGTGGTCCTTGGGATTGGACGCCTGACCCTGAGAATGAACCACCTCCAGTTATACAGGGTGAAGATGGTAATATGTATCTTACCAACGCTGAGTGGAGTCCTAGTACTGGATGGACCACAGACCCAGACTTTAGCACCCCTGTGTATTACTTTACTCAGCCTTTAGAGCTAGGTGATGCGCGTGGAAACTACTATGATGTAAATGAAGAAGGTATTGTAGAGCAACAGGGTTTTTGGAGAACAGAAGAAGAAATTAAAGGTTACTGGGACGCAGAGCAAGGAATGGGCTACTTTAAAGAAGCCAACCCTGATTTAGACTATGATACTTGGTTTTCTTTCGTTAAAGAATCTTCTGCTTTAGACGCTCAAGGGTTAAACCGCATAGATAATCCAGAAGAATATAACGCCCTAGTTGACCAGTACGGTATTTCTACAGAATTTCAAAATGAAGATGGTGACTTTTTCCAGTGGAACGGCTCTGGTTTTACCAAGACGTTTAAAGTAGATGACTCCGTACCAGTAGGCGACCTGATAATGTCTGTAGCTATTGGTGCTATGACAGGAGGCGTCCTTGGCCCCGGTGGTATGGGACTAGTGGGCGGAGGCTTTTCAGGAGGCGCAACTACTGGAGTTGTTGGCTCTGCCTTAAGTCAAGGAATAATTAACGGTAAAATAGACCCTAAAACATTAGTAACTGCTGGTGTACTTGGAGGCTTAGGCGGTTGGTTTTCAGAGATGACAAGCGCAACACCGGGAGCATACGGTGGTTGGGTAGACTCCGCAGGTAACCAGTTAGGTCCGGGGACTCAGTGGTTCATGGAGCAGACACAGACACTAGCTAATACCCTAGGCATAAGCTTTAACGAAGCATCAGGCATAACACAAGGTATCATGGAGGGTACAGTATCTGGTCAGGACTTAGAGGGTATCGCCCTTAGTGCTGTTGGTGGATTTAGTAACGTAAAAATACAACAGTATCTGACAAAGACTTTTGGTAATGGCTTTGATGTTGAAAACTGGTTCCGCGAAGGTAACTCATATATTCCTACAGAAGCCTTATTTCCTTTTGTTAAGCGAGGTATTCAGGCGGCAATTGATGGAGGAATAAGTGACCTAGATTTAGCTAAATCCATCTACGGCTTCTTTAACGCAGGTGGTGATTTAGACTTTGTACTACCCGGCGGTCTAGATTTCCCATCGTGGATTTCGTCTCTAGACATACCAAATCCATGTGACCAATTCCCTGATATGCCTTACTTGTGTAAGTCAGGGCCTAAGGTACACGGTGTAGACATTTGTTCTGATGAACAACTAGCGTCTGGTGCTCACGAAGTTAGAATAGGTAACCAAGATTCTTGGTACTGTAATTTGTCAGGTGTTGGCGGAGGTATTTCTATATGTTCACCAGAGCAGTTAGCTGAAGGTGGAATAGAGATTAAAGTAGGTGATCCAGATTCTTGGTTCTGTCAAATGCCTGACGGACCTACTGTGCCTGCGGTAACGTGTCCAGACCTTAATGTACCTAATGGTGTTCAGAAACAAAAGACTACTTCTTTAGGAGAGTGTGTTCCTGATGTTATTGAGTGTATAGAAGGTTTTGATTTAGTTGGACAAGAGTGTGTTAAAGCTGAGAACCCTTTTGCATTCTGTGACAAACCCCGTCCAACAGAGATGGGCTTTGCACAAGTTAACTGGGACAGATATTGTTCTGCTCCTGAAATTAAGTGTCCTGCTGGTTTTAAGAACGAAAATGGTAAATGCTTAGAAATAACGTGTGAAGAAGAAGGACAAGTATATAACACTGAATTAGGTAAGTGTGTTGATAGTGGCACTACACCGGAAACACCGGAAACACCTGATATACCGGGTCTACCAGATGTTGACGTTCCTTCCATTTCTTTTGGTAGTGGAACACCGGGAGCAGGAATGTTTAGTCCTTTATCTCCTGCTGGTCTTAATTATCAGCCTGTTACTCCTGTAGCCATACAACAAACACCTCCAAATACTGCTGCGGCAGATTTAGATGCCTTTATTGCGAGAGCCTTAGGATCAAGAAAAGATACAGGGACAAAAGTATGAATGATATTATTGCAAAAATGTATGGAGGCGCAGGCAACAGTAGAGCGCAGCCACCCGGACCGGCAGATTTTACTGCGGCTGATAGAGGCGATGCTATCGGTGGGGCTGTCGCTGACCGTGGACCAATGGGTGGAGACATAAATTGGGGAGCAGCAACTGTTAATGATTCTTCCGCTGGGGAAATTGTAGATACTCCTGCTGGACAGTACCAAGTTGTGCAGGCAGATAACGGAAGATACGAGTTAGTTCCTTTAGAAGGTGCAGTACAAACATTTGGTGGTCGTTCTTTTGTTAACCTTACACACGGACAACACCACTTAGGAATTGACCCTGAAACAGGAAAAACTTACTATCAATCCAACGATAACAGGGGTAGATATTTTAGTGACACTAATGAGTCGTACCAAACTAGACTAGATCAAATGGATGCAGCGCAAGCCGCTACAGAACCGTCTAATCCTGTTGTAGTAGAACCGTCTACTCCTCCTGTTGTAGAACCCTCTGATCCTATAAGCAGCAACAGACCGTATGTAGGAGGCGCTCTAAGCGGTAATCCGTATGCAGCAGCGCCTTTGCAACAATTAGGTTTTTTAAAGAACCAAGAAAAACCACAATACATGAAAATGCTAAATGAAGCTTTAATGGGAAGCTTGTTTAAGGATCTGCTATGACTTACTTACAACTAGTAAACAATGCGTTGAGGCGTCTTAGAGAGAATGAAGTAACTACTGTAAACGCTACTACCTACAGCAAAATGGTAGGTGACTTTATTAACGACGCTAAAACTTTTGTAGAATCTGCGTGGGATTGGTCTGCTCTTAGAACGACGCTTACAGCAAATACACAAGAAGATGTATTTAATTATGTTTTAACTGGGTCGCAAAATAAAATTAAAGTTCTACACGCTTACAATGACACAAGTGATTGTGATTTACAATATCAAACTCCTATTTGGTTTGACCAACAGTACATGATGCAAAATCCTCAGTCTGGCTCTCCTCAGTACTACGTGTTTAACGGCGTGGATGCTAACGGCGATACTCAGGTTGATGTGTATCCTAAGCCTGATGGGGTATACGTTTTAAGATTTAATTCTATTTTACGAAACTTAGAATTAGTAAACGACGCAGATAAACTACTTATCCCACACCAACCTGTTTTGCACATGGCTATTGCTTTGTTAGCCAGAGAGCGTGGTGAAACAGGCGGTACGTCAACCCCTGAGTACTTTGCTATAGCAGATAAGTATTTGTCAGATGCTATTGCTCTAGACGCACAGAAGCATCCTGAAGATACTATCTGGTATACTCCTTAAGGATATTACGTATGGCACAACCACTACAAAGTATTAACTTGGTTGCTCCTGCTTTTAAGGGGATCAACACAGAAGACTCTCCTCTTCAGCAAGATCCTTCTTTTGCTGATGTTGCTGATAACTGCGTGATTGATAAGCGTGGTCGTATTGCTGCACGTCAAGGTGTTAATACAGTTACAACTAACAATACTGATTTAGGTGCTGATGAATACTTGACTAAGGTTCACTACTATTTTGTTGACGGTATCGGAGGCGCTGAAGAAGTTATTAGCGCAGGGAACAACAAAATATTCTCAGGTACTAGTACGCTAACGGCTATTAGTCCAGTTGGTTATCAGACTATAGAAGAAGACAACTGGAAGATTGTAAACTTTAATGACAAGGCTTACTTATTCCAACGTGGATATGACCCCTTAGTTTACGATGAAGCTAGTTCGCCTGATAAGCTACGTACCTTTGGTACTGTTAATTCTAATACTACTCCTGATGCTTTTAAATGTAATGAAGTCTTAGCCGCGTATGGCAGGCTTTGGATTGCCGGTAGTGATAACGACAACCAAACTGTTTATTGGTCTGACTTGTTAATAGGTAATAGTTTTACTGGAGGATCTACTGGCTCAATTAATCTATCTAAAGTGTGGCCTGACGGTGCTGACAAAGTTGTAGCATTAGCTGCACATAACAACACTTTGATTATCTTTGGTGAACATAGCATAGTTATTTATATAGGCGCTAGTGAGCCTTCTACTATGCAGTTAGTAGACACAGTTGCTGGTGTTGGGTGTGTCGATAGAGACTCTGTACAGCACATAGGAACCGATGTTCTATTTTTATCTTACTCTGGTTTGCGTAGTATAGGACGAGTAATACAAGAAAAGTCTTTACCTATATCAGACCTAAGCGGGACTATTAAGACTGAACTTATTGAAAGCATAAGACAAGAACAATTACCCTTGGCGTCTATATATAGTCCTGAGAACTCTTTTTACTTGCTTACTTTTTTATCTCAAGGCATTACCTATTGCTTTGACTTAAAAGCCGCATTAGAAAATGGGTCATATAGGGTTACTCGTTGGCCTTCTAGTTTGTTTAAGTCTTTCGATAGAAAGCTAGATGGTACGCTATATGTAGGTACTGTAGGTGGATTAGCAACGTACACAGGATACGATGATAACGATGCATCCTATCGCTTCAGGTACTACAGCCCTTCTTTGACTTACGGGGATTCTTCTAAGACAAAGATGTTAAAGAAGATGATTCCTACTATTATTGGTGGAGCAAACTCTGCTGTTTCTTTGTTCTGGGCTTATGACTTTAGTGAAGAATATTCTAGCCAAGTCATTATAGTAAGTGACGCTAGTGAGGCTACTGCTTTTTATGGTGTATCAGAATACAACACAACAGCAGAATACACAAGCGGTACTTTAACATCTAGATTAAAAATTAACACAACGGGAAGTGGGTCTACTGTAGTCATAGGCGTTGAAGCTGACATTAATGGATCTCCTTTATCCCTCCAAGAAATAAACACACAAGCCCTGATAGGTAAAATCGTATGAGTAATTATACTAAGACAACTAACTTTACTGCTAAGGATACTTTACCGACAGGCAATGCTGCTAAAGTTGTCCGTGGCACTGAGTTTGATACAGAGTTCAACAACATCCAAACTGCTGTTAATAGCAAAGCCAACTCAGACAGTCCTACATTTACTAATACTGTAAGTGCTGGTAACATTACTGCCAGTGGTACTGTAACTGCTGTTGCTATATCACTTAGCGGAGCCTTCACTGGCACTATAGACGGAGGGTCTTACTAATGGAATGGGATAAAATTTTAGCGGCTTTAGGTCTTGGGGGTGCTGGTCTTCTTAGTGCTGGAGCCTATAATCGCTTAGGTGACGTAGGCGAACAAGCTAAGGAAGATGCCATTGCTTTGGCGGCAGAGTTAGAAGAAAAAAGCCAGTTTCAGCCTTTTACTATGACATCAGCAACTGGTGGTAGTTTTGGCGCACAGCGTGGTGCAGACGGTGGTACTGACGTGTCCATGAATCTTTCTCCTCAAGAGCAGGCGTTACAAAGAAACTTGTTCGGAGGAGCAGGACAGTTCTTTAACCAAGCTATGCAGTCTACAGCAGGGAGAGAGTCAGACATCTACAGCCGTATCAGGGCCGCACAACGTCCTGAAGAAGCGAGACAAAGACAGGAACTAGAGAACCGACTAGCATCACAAGGTCGCTTAGGTGTTAGTACAGCGCAGTACGGAGGCACTCCTGAACAGCTTGCTATTGCTAAAGCACAGGCTGAAGCACAGAACTCAGCGATGCTGGGAGCAATGGGTCAGGCACAAGCAGAGCAGGCACAACAGGCGGCGCTAGGTCAGCAATTCTTAGGCGCTGGCTACGTACCACAATCTCAGCTTCTAGGGGCTATGCAAGCTTCAACGTT